TTAAGTTACATGGAAGATATCACTTCAGTATATGCTGATGTTGTACCTGTAATTGAAAGTATCTCCTCTAATGTTGATGGGGATTTTTCACTTGATAATGTTGTTCTTGCTGCTAGGAAATGGTTTTCCCTTAATATTACCAACGAATTAATTTTACCAAATTTTATTATGAAAACAAGTGCTGATATTGATTTACAAGTTAGTACTGAGAAAAATGATATCGTTGATTTTCAGAAGGAAGAGAATGAGAAATATCAATTAAAAATCCAACAGAAACAAGAAATGCGTGACAAATATTTGGCTGATCCTGCTTTAGGATTGACTTCTACTGCGGCTAAAAACCCAGCTTTAAGTCAACCTGTAACATGGTATGTCAAAGATTTTGGTAAAACATCTTTTGCAGGTTTTGGATATTCTAAGAGTGTGGTAATGGCTTTAGAAGCGATAGCCCCCCTCCAACTTGAAGGGACTACACTTACTGATAGGCGTGTTGATGAACATGCAACTTCAAAGATGAAACATGATGATCCTTTACTTATGTCTTATGGTTTGCGCCGTAGGAGAGAGTTAAATCTTCATGTTCCGTTTGTTGGTGCAATTCGCATGCCTACATTTTTCGGTTATGGTACCGAAAGATATCCTACTGATACTTCTCTTCTGGTTTCAAATGAATTATTGACCCAAGCTTTATCATCATCAACAGTAGGTCTTACAACCTCTGAAAATTTAGTGATGGAAAGAATTCAACGTGTAGTGAATAACACATCGGGTGTTAATGTCCCACGTGATGCTGTTCTCCAGAATGTGAATATTCCTATGGAAACGGCTCTTGCGGCAACAATAATGGTGTGTGCTCAGAAGCAAAAATTAGCTCAATCCGTTTCGGATTTTCAGTTGACCCAAGGACCAGGCTCGTCTGTTTTGGATACCGAATCAGCGAGGTTGAGATTGCAAATAATAAACAACTCAAACGATCGCTCCAAATCCGAGTATACTCAAAACGTGGGTATTACCGTCGACCGATCGTCGCTGTCTCTTTGGGCTGCTCTTATAAAGATGCCCGCTTGCCACACCCTTGTCCCATCGATCCCTACACACGGTGTGCGGGGATCAAGCGTAGAATTGGCTATAATCCCCCCCTCCGTGACCAACAATTATGTTGTCAGTTTAGGGAATTTGTCGTCAAGTTCATCCGCCAATATTTAGTTCCCTTGCCTGCTTCCTCTGATTATTCCGTACCAACATGGTTATTGGGTACAAAATATACACAGGTCAGGAAGGATGAATTACAGGCCATATACGATGGAATTGTGGATCCATTCATGCTTGTTGAACGTAAAAAT